CTTACTTACAGATAATTGTTTTTATTGAAACCAATGTTGAATTAATATTTTTATTATGTCTAAATATACTGATTGGAATAAACCTAATTTAGAGCATCTTTGGGATATATATAATAAAGATCAATCTAATTTTGAAAATCTTGTTATAGCTTATACTGATTTAGTTCATAAGACTGCTTCTTCGATCTCCAAAAATCTGCCTAGTCATATCGATTTTAATGATCTTGTTTCAGATGGTTATATTGGATTAATGGATGCTATAAGAAAGTATGATTCTTCTTATGGTTTTAAGTTTGAAACTTATGCGTCCTTTAGAATTCGTGGAGAGATTTTAGATAAATTACGTCAGTTTGACTGGGCACCTAGATCTATTAGGTCAAAAAATAGAGAAATTGATTCAGCTATTGAAAAGTTGTCCCGTGAGTTGGGACGAGAGCCAACTGATGTGGAAATAGCTAATCTTCTTGGCTGGGAGATGGTTGAGGTTTCCAAGATTCAAGGCTACGGACAGGCTGCTTCAGTTTTTAATATTGATGATGCTGTAAATTCTCGTGGAGAGCTTTTTAAGCTTTCAGATATTCTTGCTGATAAAGATTATGACTTTGAAATTTTAGATGATGCTGATCTTAGCATGTTGAAAAATAAAATTCTTGATGCCTTTAAGCATTTGTCTTCTCAGCAAAAAGCAGTATTTTTCCTTCATTATATTGAAGGCTTGTCTTTGAAGGAGATTGGGTCAATGATGGAAGTTACGGAATCGCGTGTTTGCCAGATTCATACGGGGGCACTTGATTCGATCTGGAAATTTTGTGTTCCCAATTGGGATCTCTGACATATTCTGTCCCGAAAAAGAGGTTTAAGCTTACCACTAGCTCTCTTTTTAATTTTGAACAATTTGTCGTCAAAGATAGGTCTGCTGGGAGGCCGAATGTCCGAATATCTTTCTTTCCATCTGTCAGAATCCTTTATTGAAGAGTACCGTGACAAGCCTGTTAATTGGGGCTTCGATATTGGAGCTGGCAACACTTTAAGTGAGCTAACTTTTCTCACAAAGTATAGCCGCAAAAAAGAAGATGGAACAAAAGAAAAGTGGTACGAGGTATGCCGTCGATGCATTGAGGGAATGTATTCAATTCTGAAAGATCATTGCGCACATCAGAGAACTCCTTGGAATGAGTTTAAGGCGCAGAAAGCCGCTCAAGATGCTTTCGATAGAATGTTCCATTTCAAGTGGACGCCACCGGGTCGCGGCATGTGGGCTATGGGAACGGGGTATGTACATCTTAATCAGTCGAATTCTAGCTTAAATAACTGCGCCTTTCTGTCCACAGAAAAGCTTTCCACTCACTCAGCCTATGAGGCAACCATGCCTTTTGCTCGTTTGATGGAAATGTCGATGAATGGCGTCGGGGTCGGTTTTGACACTAAGGGTGCAGGCAAGTTGACAATCTGGGAGCCGGTTGGCGAGCCTGAAACATTTGTCGTTGAGGATACTAGGGAGGGTTGGGCTGAGTCGATCTCAGTTCAGCTTGAGTCCTATTTTTTTAAGAATAGGCAACCGATTAAGTTTGATTATACAGTTATTCGCCCAGCGGGTTCTCCTCTGAAATCTTTTGGTGGAACAGCTTCAGGCCCCGGTCCACTAATGGACGTTCATGAGCTAATTGCTAAGCAGTTCGCTGGTCGTCACGGTGAGAAGATTACCAGTCGCGATATTGTAGATATTATGAATAAGATTGGTAAAGCTGTTGTCGCTGGCGGCGCTAGAAGATCAGCTCTCATTGCTCTAGGAGACTCAGATGATGATGATTATGTCAACATTAAAAACTGGGAGCTTCCTGAAAACGCTGAGCGAACCGGCCCAGACGGTTGGGCTTGGACAAGCAACAACTCGGTTCTAGTCAATTCAGGCGATAATCTTGACCATCTTGTTGACAAGATTGCAATCAATGGAGAGCCTGGGGTTATTTGGCTTGACATTATGCGTCGTTTTGGGCGTATGGCTGACGCTGAGAACAATCGTGATTACCGTGTTGGTGGATGTAATCCATGTGCAGAGATCTCTTTAGAGTCTCATGAGTTCTGCTGCCTAGTAGAACTTTACCCATCTAAGCATGATTCTTTTGCAGACTTTAAAAAGTCTATTAAGCACGCATACATGTATGCTAAGGCAGTGACTTTAATGCCTTCAACTTGGGCTGAGACCAACGAGGTTATTACAAGAAATCGTCGTATCGGTATTTCTATGACTGGCATCGTGGACTTCATTGAGTCCAAGGGCTGGTCGGAGATGCAGTTATGGATGGATGAAGGATATCAGTATCTGAATTTTGTTGACACCAAGTACAGCGAATGGCTTGGTGTAAGAAACTCTGTAAAACTTACGACAGTTAAGCCTGCTGGAACAACTTCCATTATTGCCGGGACCACTTCTGGTGTACATTGGCCTACAACTTCAGGCTACTATATTAGAAGGATTAGATTTCATAAAACTGATCCGTTGGTTCCAATTCTCAAGAAGGCTGGATACCATATTGAGAATGATGTGATGGATTCAAAGTCTACCGTTGTTGCCTCATTTCCAACAAGAGGTTTAAATGTTAGATCCGAGCTTGATGTTTCTATTTGGGAGAAGGCTTCTTTAGCGGCTATGGCTCAGAGATATTGGGCGGACAATATGGTTTCGGTAACTGTATCTTTTAAGGGTTCTGAAAAGGATCAGATTTCTCCGCTTTTAAGGTCACTTCAGGGTCAAGTTAAAAGTCTTTCCTTCCTTCCGATTAGCGAAGAGGGAACAACTTACGCTCAAGCCCCATATGAACCCATTGACCAAGCTGAGGCTATCAAGATGATGAATAGGATTAAGCCTCTTGATCTTGACGCCCTTTATACTAAAGCTGATGATGGCTCTGGTGAAAAGTTCTGCACGACAGATTCATGTGAGATTGATTTAGGTTAATGCATAATAGAGAAGATCTTTATAGATTTCTTTGGAACAATAGAAACAATAAAAATGTCGTCGCCTTATCTCAGGGCGAGGTTGCTAAACGGTTTGGTATCTCTTATCAGAGGCTTTCTATTGTAATGAAAGAATTTCAAGAAATTGGTCTAGTTGTAAAACAGAAGCATGAGTTTTTGTTGAGATATCCTCCAGATAAGATTCCCTGGGGGGAAACCTTTGATAAGTTTAGGTCAAATTATATTTCCACTAAAAATAGGAGAAAAAATGAAAAATCAGATTGTGGCTCTTCTTGAGAAGACTGTAACAACTTATATTGAGGCTTTTGTTGCGCTACTTGCAGCCTCTTCAACTATCGATATTTCTGTTACCCAGAGCGCCGCTATTGCAGCTATCCCCGCTGCTTTGACAGTTGTTGCTAATGGAGTTTCTTCTACTTCGCTGAATCTTTCATTTTATGGGGATCTTGTTTTTAGAACAATCAGAACCTATGTTGTTTCTTTCTTAGGTCTTTTAGTTGCTGCTCCTGTTTTTGATTTTTCCGTTGGGGCTTTACAAGCTGCCGCAATTGGAGCCATCCCTGCCGCTCTAGCTGTTGTCAAGGGGATTCTTGCAGGTCAGGTTGGCAATAAGGGTACTCCAGCTTTTCTTCCATTAAATTTGGATGGCGATCCTGGCGTGAACACTGGTTCAACTATTTTTAACTGGGAGTCAATCGATACATCTAGCGACCATGACTAAAATGTCAAACTTGCATATTGAAGATTTTGATGTAAACGTTTCTTATGATGCCATCTCTCCAACAATGCTTTGGGAAGCGAGGTTTCAAGAGTTTGAACGTGTTCAGGAATCCCATCAAATTTACGACGCTATGACCGATGATCAACGTGAAGCTCTCATAGAAAGAGTTAGAAGAGCTACGGCTATCATGTATGATACTGCTGAAGAATGGATCCCAGATTCTTTGTCGATTCATGATGATGGAGCTTGTCTAAGACTAGAATTTAATCTGGTTTTCACTAATATTGATGTTGATGTTGATAACAAGCATAAAGCAACCACGTTTAAGCTTCGTGAGATGAGAGAAGAAATAGAGAAGTTGATCAACGAGTTTGACGATGAAACCTAGTACCGCAAAAAAGAAGGGTGCTGACACAGAGATACTTTATGTTAATTACCTGAAACAAAATGGGGTTCCAAACGCTGAGCGTAGACATTTGAACGGGGTTTACGATAAAGGCGATATTGCTGGATGGAATGCCCATGATGGCTCTTGGAATGTTGTTGTTGAGGTTAAAAGCGGAGCATCATTAAAGATTCAGCAGTGGCTTAGAGAGCTTGACGTTGAAATTGTTAATGCTGGAGCCGCAACTGGACATATAGTTGTTAGGCCCAAAGGTAAACCAAATCCTGATGACTGGTTTGTTGTGATGCCTGTTCCCGAGTTTATGGACTTAATGAAAGAAGCTGGATATGTTTGATGTTCTTGGATGGATTGGAGCGGCTCTCATTCTTGCCGCATATTTTCAGGCATCTAGAAATGTTTGGCCAGCTCACCGCTCTTTAAATGCTTCAGTTAATCTTGTTGGCGCAGCTCTTTTAGCTAGTAATGCTTTACATCGTGGAGCTTTCCCAAACTTTGGATTAGAGATTATTTTTTGTTTAATAGCTATTAGGGTTATTTATTTGGATAAAAAATGAACATTGTTATCGGCTGCCCATTTTCTGACAGATTGTGGATATTTGATCGCTGGATGAGCCATGTTCAGCAGGCTTTTTCTGGTCTTGGTCACAATGTTTCTTTTGTTTTCGTTGGCAATCAAAAAGATTTAGCTTTTTTTGAGAATGCTGAGAATACTGTTTTAGTTGAGTTCTCGGAGCCAGAAAGACTAGATGTTCGCAGATGGAATCATCAGCGATATGAGCATATGGTTCTTTTAAGAAATGAGCTTTTGGGGGCTGTTCGTAAACTTGGTCCAGATCTTTTTTTGAGCTTAGATTCGGATATTCTTCTTGCCCCAAATGCAATTCAATCTGCCATTGAGGCACTTTCATTACATTCGAATGTTTGGGCGGTTGGACTGAAGTGTTTCATGACACCAACGTCAGTTTCTCATCCAAGCATGGGTATGTGGGTCGATAACTCGCATGTGCGTTTCAGAAGAAAAGATGTTTCAGATATTGCTACAGTTGATATTATTATGGCAGCTAAGCTAATGAAACCTGAAGCATATAATGTCGATTATTCTTTCCATAGAAATGGGGAGGATCTTGGCTGGTCTTTGAATGTGAAACTAGCTGGCGGTTCTTTCATTTGGGATGGTAGGGTTACAAACAAACATGTAATGTCTCCAAAGTTTCTTGACGTTGTGGATAGGAGAGCAGGGTTTTGAGTATTCAACTTATAGTTGTCAACTATAGAACTTATGACCTTCTTCAAGATTTCGTTGATTCATATATTCAATATATGCCTTCAACAGAATCGGCGCTAACTATTATAGACGTTGATTCCACAGATGATTTTGATTTGCTGCGGTTGCCGGATGAAGTTCATTCTGTTAGAACGGACTGGAATCTTGGCTATGCTTTATCCTGTAATTATGGCGCATACATGTCCGATTCTGATCATCTTGCATTCTTTAACGCCGATACAAAATTTAATAACAGTTATTGCGTAGATTATTGCGTCAATTTTCTTGAGGAAAATGAAAGTGTTGGAATCGTTGGCCCTCTTCAGTATGATTTGAGTAATAAGGTTACTCATGCTGGAATTTTTGGATCCCTGAATAAGCCGAGGCATAATGCTTGGAGATCCAATGATCTGGTCTCAGCTCGTTTCAATCGTCAAGCTGTGACTGTTTCAGGTTCTGCTTTTTTTATAAAAAGAAGCGTTTGGTCTGAATTAACTAACTGCGAAATTTATAGAAACCAGTTCCCTGATGTTGTTGGCGCTTTTTTGCCGACGCAGCATTACTATGAAGAAACTGGTTGCGCTTATCATGCTCAAGCTCACGGCTATGAAGTTTGGTATACTGGTGAAGCTGAGATGGTCCACCACTGGCATAAGTCTTCTCCTGTTGGATCTTCTGTGGATTCTAAGATGCTGGAAGCTAAGAAGATTTTTGTTGATTTTTGTGAAGTTCACGGAATAGATCATGACTAATATTTTTGGTCTTATGGTTGTGAAGAATGAGGCTCACAGATATTTAGAGTCAATGTTGAAGCATGTTTCATGGTATCTTGATGGCATTATGATTGTCGATGATCGGTCCACTGATGAGACTGCGGCAATTGCTTCAGAGTATGGGCATGTTGAGATTAGGCCGGATGACGTTCCTTCATTTCTTGAGAATGAATCAGCTTTTCGTGAGTTCTCATGGCTTCAGCTTGAGAAGAATTTTCATCCAACGCAAGATGATTGGATTCTTTCTATTGACGCAGATGAGTTCATTATTGGAGATCATCCCAGAGACAATCTTTTAGACTTGACAGAGCTTGCTAATATTGGAGTTAATATTAGAATTCCTGAGCTTTGGAGTCTTAGTCCTCCCCAGATAAGGGTTGATGGATTTTGGAATAAAAACATGTCTCCAAGATTTTTCAGATATATTCCTGGCGGATGTTTTTCTGGTAAAAGAATGGGCTGCCCTCCTTACCCAACCTATGTCAAGCCTGGTGCAGTTTCTGAAAATCTTGAAATTCTGCATGTTGGATATGTTGATGATGGAGACCTACAAGAGAAATATTCTCGTTATTCTTCTATAACTGAAGGACACAGCTCTTCTCACATTAAGTCAATTATTTTAAATCCAAAACTATCAGACTATAATAGCCCTGTTCCAAACATTTATAGGAATATAGATGATTGATATTGTTACAGTTTATCACAATGAATTAAATAAACAGCAGGCTAAGGATCTCAAGGCTAGGCTAGATAAAATTGAGCCTGAGTGCATTTTTTTTGCTCATTCAAACGAGGAAGAAAATCTTGGCTTTGCAAAAGCTTGCAATCTTCAGGCATCACTAGGAACTAGTGAAATAATTGGATTTTTAAATCCTGATGTTACTATTTTAAATAGTTTTTCGGGTACAGTTCAAGGCATCATGAAAAATCCAAACATCGTTATAACTGGAAATAGATTCAATAAGTCGGCCAGGGAACTCAAAATTTGGGGTGTCAATGATTGGGTTTGTGGAGCATCCTTCTTTGTAAGAAGATCTTTTTTTGAGCAAGTAGGTGGGTTTGACGAAAGGTTTGTTTGGTCTTGGGAAGAAACTCATATGATAAGAACTGCTGAGTCTATGGGATTTTTTGTAAAAAGCTGCGAACTTCCGATTAGACATTCCTCTCCTCAGATTAACTCAGTTGAAGATTCAGAATATAAAAATAGGTATTTTAATCTTGGAAGCAAAATTTATTATAGTCACTGGAGAAAGTGATGCCTTCAAGCTTTGTTGATTCGGTTCCTTCCATTGTTAAAATGATGATAGAAGTTTGTCCAGATAAGGTTATTGATATTGGTCCGGGCTGGGGTAAATATGGATTAATGGCAAGAGAGTACTGTCATTCTTCTATCGTTGATTGTGTAGAAGTTCCACAGGGAAGACTCTTTACTCAAAGCATTATATATAATAATGTTATCGAAAGTGATGTTAGGCACATCGATCAAAAGGTCTGGTCAAATTATGATTTAGTTTTAATTATAGATGTAATAGAACACATGTCAATTTCTGAAGGCCAGATTCTAGTAGAACAGATTCTTTCTCAGGGTGCTTCCATTATTGTTTCCACTCCAAAGATCTGGGAACCTCAAGAAGATGAAAAAAATCCTTACGAAAAACATGTTTCTCTCTGGGACTGGACAATGTTTCCACACCCATTCAAAGATTCCTCGACCATAGACTCTCTAATTTTCTTGTTAAGACCATGAATATATCTGTAGCAATAGGAACATTCGGAGATGAAGTTTGGAAGCAGACTGCTTCTAGAGCTATTGGATCCGCCGAAAATCAAACTGTGTCAGCGCATGACATTGTTCATGTTCATGCAGACCATTTACATGAAGCAAGGAATCTTGCTGCCGATCAATGTAGGGGTGATTGGATAATTTTCCTTGATGCAGATGATGAACTTGATTCAAAATATATAGAATCAATGAGTGAAAAGGTTTCTTCGTTAGATTCAGATTTGTGGCTCGTGCAACCAGCAACCCTTGGTGTCGTTGATGGCAGGGAGGATCCTCACCCAGTTGTTATTCCACCTAAAAAGTCTATTATGGAAGGTAATTGGATGGTTATAGGAACTATGGTTGCAAGATCTGTATTTAGTTCCGTTGGTGGATTTGGTTATTTTAAAATGTACGAAGACTGGGATCTATGGATTAGATGCATCAGATTTGGCTGTCAACCAACAGTTTGCGATAATGCAATTTATAGAGTTCATGTCGCAAACAACAGTAGAAATAATCAATCTAGAGATCTTCAAATTTCTACATATAATCAAATAAGAAAACAGTATATTTGACTAGGGTTTAAAAATGATACTATTAATTATGACAGACGGTAGATCGGATTATATAAAAGAGACTGTGCCTTCTGCTTTAGATAATCTTATTGGAGATCATATACGAATAGTTGTTAACGATGACTCTGCTGACAAAAATTACAATAAGTTTTTGATAGATCTTTTTTCGAAATATCCGATAGAAATTTCTATCACCAATCCGGTTGATAGAAAAAGTGGATTTGGTGGAGCAATCCAAAATGCTTGGAATTCTATAAAAAATATACAAGAAGATTTTATTTTTCATTTAGAAGATGATTTTGTTTTTAATAGAAAAATTGAAATCAATAAAATGAAATTTATATTAAATAACCATCCCCATGTACAGCAGGTTGCTCTAAGACGGCAACCTTGGAATGAGATTGAAGCTTCTCATGGTGGAATTGTTGAATCTAACTTAGATGCATTTACTGAAAAAAGACATTTCAACATTTCTTGGCTTGAACATAGATTATTTTTTACAACGAATCCATCATTATATAGAAAATCTTTATGCAACATTGGATGGCCTCAGGTTGAAAAGTCAGAGGGTATTTTTTCATTAGACCTTTTTCGTAATCCAGAATTAGTTTCGGCTTATTTTGGTTCACTTAAGTCAGGGGAGTGGGTTAGGCATATTGGCTACAACAGAACTGGACATGGATACTGATGGCAACGGCTGGAATTTTATTTGTAAGAAATGAAGAAGATATACTTCCATATTCGCTATATCACGCCACTAAGCAGTTTGATTTTGTGCTAGCTATAGATAATGCATCCACAGATTCAACTAGAAAAATATTGAATGATTATTCAATAGAATTTTCTATTAATAAATCTGGAAGATATCAATTTAGTGATATTATGACAGAGTTAGCATTATTAGCTGGTGAAAAGGGGGCTGAATGGATAGTTCCTTTTGATGCTGACGAGTTTTGGTATGCACCTGAAAATGTGACTGTTTCTGATTGGCTTTCGAATCAAAACGGCTTCGCTTGCGTTTCTCATGTTTATGATTATTCTTTAACAGATGAAGATGTTCAATCAAAAAATGTTATTGAAAGAATTGGTTGGAGAACAAAAGAGCCGGTTCCCTTGAAGGACATTGCTTGCAAGTATCATGATTCAATGAGGATTTCAAATGGAAGCCATATGGTTCACTATAATTTTAATGCAGATTTTTTTGAGGGATTAAGTGTAAAGCATTATCCAATTAGATCTTTTGAACAATTTCAAAATAAAACTATTAGAGCTAAAGAATTGTTTGATTCAACGCCTGAGCTTGCTTTCAATGAGGGCAATCATTGGCGAGAAAGGGTTGCGGCTCTTAATGATGAAAGATTGTACGATTTTTATAAAAATAATATTGAGATTAGCTCCCCTTCTGATAGTGAATACTTGATATTTGATAACGACATAAATAGGAGTCCAAAATGAAAATAGGTGTAACTGGCGGTGCTGGATTTATCGGTTCTTGGGTTGTTGATGAATTGTTAAGTCTTGGTCATGATCCTATAATTTTTGACCATATTCGCAATAGAAGTTCATACAATAATTTAGAAGTTGAAGTCTTTCTTGGAGATGTAAGAGATCAAACAGCAATGACAGAATTAGCAGCACATGTAGATGGCATTATTCATCTTGCTGCAGTTCTTGGCACTCAAGAGACTATTAAAAATCCCCGTCCAGCAGCAGAGTCAAATCTCATGGGAGGACTTAACTTCCTTGAAGCAGTGGCTCAGTATGAAATTCCTGGTACATATATTTGTGTTGGTAATCATTGGATGAATAACACTTATTCAATTTCAAAAACTATGATTGAAAAATTTGCCAGAATGTTTAATAAGGAGCGATCAACCAAAATCAATTTGGTTAGATGCGTTAATGCATACGGTCCAAGGCAGTCGATTGCTGCACCCTATGGATCGTCTAAGGTTAGGAAAATAACCCCCTCTTTTGTCTGTAGAGCTTTGAATGGCGACCCAATAGAAATATATGGATCAGGAAATCAAGTTAGTGACATGGTTTACGTTGCAGATGTTGCTAAGGCGCTTGTTGCTGCACTTTTCGCTCCATTATCTGATGATGTTATTGAGGTTGGTCCATCTAATTCAAATACGGTTAATGAAGTTGCTGAGCTAGTTGCTGATTTGGTTGCTGATAGGGGCTACAAAAAAGTTCCGATAAACCACTTGCCTATGCGTCCAGGAGAAAATCCGGACGATAGAGTTTCTGCAAATAATTTAACTTGCTTAAATATTGGAATAGATCCAAGCTCTTTTATGGAATTGAATGATGGTTTAAATAACACAATTACATGGTATGAGTCTCAAAAAAACATTTCTTGGTTTGGAGTTTAAGTGAAAGTTTTTGCTGTTTCTATGGTTAAAGATGAGCAAGATATAATTCAATATACTATTGAAAATTTGATCGCTCGTGGAGTTGACCACATTCTAATAAATGACAATCTGTCTTCAGATGGAACTACTGAAATTCTGCAAGACTTTGAAACCCGTGGACTTATAACGGTTTATGAAGATAAAGAGGTCGGCTATTACCAGTCAGATAAAATGACCGATCTTGCAAGAAAGGCTTTTGATCAGGGCGCTGACTGGGTGATTCCATTTGATGCTGACGAATACTGGTCTGTTCCAAGCACCTTCCATTCGTTCTTTTCAGGGATTACCCAGTCTTGTTGTCAATTCAAATTGTTTAATTATTTTCCAACTTCAAATGATAAACACTCAGAGCGGAATCCTTTTTTAAGAATCACTAATCGCAGCATTGAGCCGGCTCCTTTATATAAAGTGGCTGTAAGAAATGTAGGGAATTTAGTTATTCATCAAGGAAACCATTCAGCAACTGGTGACAATATGACGTATATGCTGGGAAATGGAATGATTGGACACTTTCCTTGGCGTTCCTACGAGCAGTTTAGAAAAAAAGTAATTAACGGATATAAAGCTTATGCAGCTTCTACTCTTCCAGAGGATATGGGATCACACTGGCGCTCTTATGGGCAGCTTTTTGAGGCTGGTGGAGATGAGGCGCTTAAGGGCGTTTTTGAGAAGTGGTTTTCTGATCCAGAAGAAGGGGTAATGAATGCCCCGGTATCTGTCCCTTAATTCTGGGACAGTTTAACCGTAGGATTTAATCATGTCCGATGATTTTGATTTTGATATTAGTCAAATAATCGATGACGCCGATGACGATGCGGTTGTCGGTGTTGAGGCTACGACACCTTCTGGGGCCACAATTATTGTTATGAATCAACCTGAGGCAGATTACTATGATCAGGTACACAAAAGATATCTACAAGATAACAAGTTTAAGAATGTTTCTGACATTTTAGAGCTTGATAGAATTCTGATCATGGAATTGATGTGCTATAGGTGGGGCATTTGGATTCTGGCCGAAGAAGATTATTTTGGAAGAAAAATTAATCCGACTGAAGTTCAGAAATCTATTGAAACTTATTCTCGCGAGATTCGTGGAATTAAGAAAGATCTAGGAATAGACAAGTCTACTAGAGATAAAGATAAGGGCGACTCAGTTGCTGAATATGTTCAGATGCTTGGCATCAGAGCCAAAGAATTTGGTATAACAAGAAACAAGCAGTCAGCTAAAGCTATTGAAATTCTAATGGAAGCCAGAGCTTTAATAACTCTTTACGAAAATTCAAGCGATTCTGAAAGAAAAGAATTTAAAGCTAATTTTGAAGATATTATTGACTGGTTAAAGTCAAAGTTTTCCGAGTTTGAAGAAATAGATGCAGCTCTGAAAAAAAATCAGGCAACTTGGATTCGTGATATATAATGCCTAAAAAGGATAGCTGGTCTAAAAAATACCATCAGATTCAAAAGTCGTATCCAAATCTTAAGTCGGTCATGCTTACCGATGGAATGGTTGACGAAGAAATTTTCATTAAGATTATTGGAGATGTTCTTAAGTCTGAAAGAACTGTTTCAACTCCAGGAAAAAGACCTGGACTTTCAAGAGCTGATGGTATTGAAAGATTAAATAAAATTCTTGAAAGAGATTTTTCTGATCAAGAGTTCGCAGCAGCTTTCAGAAACTTAACCAATGGAAGATCGGTAAGATCGATACATGCTAAGACTGGCTTAAGCAAGTCGCATGTTCAAAGACTATTGACTGGCGTTGACCATCCTTCGATTGAAACTTTGGAGAAGGTTGCTGCTGCTTTCAAAAAACATCCTGCATATTTTTTAGAATATAGAATTTTTAAACTTATGGAACATTTGAATGTTTTTCTGATAGATAATCCTGAGACTGCTACAACTTGGTATAAAAAAGTTTGGGGATAGTATGGGTGTTTACGAGAATCTTTCAGAAGAAGAGTGCTACCTATATTCCATACTTCAAGATGAGTCAGGGTTAGATCTGGCAGAATTTTCGTATCTTGACGAAACCCAAGACGACAATGTTTTTCGTGCTTGGCCGGTACAATGGTTTTGGTGGAGATGTGACGACCAAAAGCAGATTGATAGAGGAAGTCGCTGTTTAGCAGAGGGAACTTTAGTCCTCACCAAGCGGGGACATATACCTATTGAACAGGTTAAGATAGGTGATGAAGTATTGACACATATGAATAGATGGAAGCCCGTTGTTAATGTCTTCGATCAGGGGGTTAAGCCGACTATGCGCGTTATGGGGCAGGGTCACCCCGATGGCTTGGTGGTCACCGAACATCACAAGTTTTGGGCGCGACATGCTCGGCGCGGCTCCAAGCCTCGTGATGGACATAAGCGAATTAAGGTGGATCAACCTCAGTGGATAAAGGCGAAGAATTTTAGGTTAAGAGATGGCAGTCAAGTTCTGTCTACCCGCTGGAGTAGTCCAGCCGCTCAAGCTCCATCATTTGAATTCACGTCCGAACTAGAACCTTCCTATAGATCGGGTCAGCAAAATCTAGTTTCGTCAGTTTTGACAGAAGATTTTATGTGGCTTTTCGGACTTTTTCTGGCAGAGGGTAGCACCTATATTGATTCTCAATATGCTAAGACAAGTTGGAGTATCCATAGTGATGAGGTATCTGAGGTTGTTCAATACCTTGATCGTTTAAATTTAAACTATAATATTTATTATAGAAAAACTGATAGATCTGCCACCATTTGTGTCAATAGTAGACCCATTACAGAGTGGCTCTCTAGTCAGATCGTTGGCAGTGGCAACGCTCGCACCAAGCAGATGCCATCTTGGGTTCTGGCGTTAGATGAAGGATTGCGCCGCTCCTGTTTTAATGGCATGGTTTTTGGCGATGGATATGTTAGGCCAAATGGTAGAATAGAGTATTCAACATCCTCAAGAGCATTAGCTTTTGGCATTAAATTACTTGGCCAATCCCTTGGCCTCGCTTCAAGCGTGTCGCGACAGGAACCACCCGACTTCGTTGCTATTAATGGTAGGCAGATTTTTCCCGGTGACTCCTACACAGTTAGTTTCGATCGCTCAAATACTGTAAAGTTTGAAGATGGGAAGTCGTGGGTTGGTATATCAAATATTGAGCCTGAGGGCGATGTGCGTGTATACGATCTTGAAGTTGAAGAGGATCATAGTTATATTGCCGAAGGGATAGTGGTACACAACAGCGTCGGAAAAAGTTTATCTATCAAGTTTAGAGCTTTCGCATTTCCTTTTGTGTGCCCTGGCGAGGAAATGGTTATCACCGCACCAGAAGGAATCCATCTTGATGCAGTTACCGATAACATTGAAAGCCTTTACATTAATAATCGTTTAGCTGGAGAAATGATTGCTAAGGGTAGAGGTGGAATTAAGCATCGACCATTTATGATGAACTTTATCAATGGTGGAAGAATTATTGGTCGCATACCCCAAAGAGACGGCAAGGGACTCAAGGGAACTCACCCTATTTGGCTTGAGCAAGACGAAGCTTGTTTCCCTGGGGATACGTTGATTTATACAAAATTAGGATATAAAAAAATAAAAGATATTTCTATAGGGGATGAAGTCTTAACCCATAAAAACAGGTGGAAAAAGGTTGTTAATACTTATAATCATGGATTTAAAGATGTTGTCCAGATTACTGGTCAGGGTCACCAACATCTTGTAACAACTCCAAATCATAGATTTTGGGCTAAAAAAGTTTTAAAGTGGAAAAATTCAAAAAATAGATGGGGAGTTAAAGAGTTTGATAAGTTTGATTGGATTAGAGCGGGAGATCTACAAGATTCATTTTGGTCTTCACCAATTTCAATTCCATCGGTGCAAATTCCAGAATGTATTCCCAAATCGAAAACTGGAAATAGCTATTCTATCAATATTTTTACTGAAGAATTTCTTTGGGCAATGGGGTTATTTGTCGCTGAGGGATCTACGTCAAGTTCTTATGGTGCTGATGGTAAAATAAATAAATCAACGTGGTCTATTCATATAAAAGAAGCTGATCATGTTGTTCAAATACTTAAAAGTGCTGGTTTGAATCCATTCATTCAACCATGCAGCAACAGTGCTAATTCCGTAAATGTTGTTGTAAGTCATGTTGGATTAGCTCCATTTCTTGCTGAAGAAATTGGATCTGGTTGTTACAATAAAAGAATTCCTGTTTGGATTTTTTCTTTGAGCGAAGCTCAGCGTCAAGCTTTTCTAGACGGTTTGGTATATGGGGACGGATGTGAGAGTTCTGGAAACTATGAGCCTGGTCGTTGGAGATTAAGCACAACATCAAAAGCTCTTGCATATGACACTAAAATTTTGGCTCATTCTTTAGGTTACTTTACTTCTGTGTTCTTTAATGAAGGTGGACAGCAGGGCAGTATTCGTGGCAGAACTTTTATTAGTGGGCCGTCTTGGGAAGTTATTGGGGCAGTTAAGGGTCAGGGTTTTATAGATGAAAATTATAGGCTCACTAAAGTAAAATCAGTTATTAAATTAACTGAAAAACAGTGTGTTTATGATATTGAGGTTGAGGATGATCATTCATTTTTAGCCGAAGGCATCTTTGTTCATAATAGCGATTTTCCTGAGCAGGCTTGGGCTGAGATTATTGAAACTGTAAAAATTCAAAATCCTAAAGCTCGCTGGCGGGCTCATGGCGTAACTCGGGGGGTGGGTGGCGGTTTCGATGAGCGTTGCCAGCCTGATAGCGGTTGGAAGGTTCATGCTTTACCGGCGATGTTTCGTCCTAATTGGACTGATGGGGAGCGTCAGCAGAAGATTCAGGAGTATGGCGGTCACGTTGATTCTGTTGATTACCGTAGGAATATTTTAGGTCTGCCAGGGGATCAGAATTCCCCAATTTTCGTTTTGTATAGATTGATGGCGGCTACTGATGTTGATACTGGAAGCGAGTATAATAATTATGAATATACTTCGTTAGAGATAGATGAATCAGCCGTTAGAGATTACGGTTCCATTATTCCGCTGTTAGATCTTCCGGCAAATCATCGTTCTTATAAAAAGTTTTGGATTGGCATGGACCTTGGTTGGACAATTGCCCCAACTTCTATTGTCATTTTCGCTGAGGACAATAAGACAAGAAAAGGTAAGAATTGTTTAAAGCTTCTTGCGAGAATTCTTTTAAGGAAGGTTGCAGCTTCTGATCAGTCTGATGCAATTTTGCATCTTTTGGATATTTATAGACCAATGGCTTTTGCTTTGGACTCTACTGGGGCTGGGTTGCCTTTGTTTGATTATGTTCAGAAAGCAACTAGAGAAGATCCAAATTTAAAGTCTTTAACTTCTAGAATTAAGGGATACAACTTTTCTGAGAAGATTATTGCAGAATTTGATGATTCAATTCAGATTGATGATCTTTCACCTGATGGATATAAAGAGGCAGCAATTTACCGTAATGTTTTAGAGTGGAGCACTGACATATTGAGAGGCATGGTAGATGAGCAAACTATTATACTGCCTTACGATAAGTCGATCATCTCTGAGTTTCAAGGCCAAACTTGGTCTTACTCTAAAGCTGCTATGGATTCCTACGGGAGAAAACGTATCTTCAGCAATGGAAGCTTCCACACATTGGATGCGTGCCGCATGGCAGCTCTCGCTTTCCAGCAGCAAGTTATTAATGATTTCATTGAAGGACATAAGCAGGCTTGGGAGCCTCCCCCAATGCTCTTTCTCTAATATTCTTTGTGTTGATTGTGGCATCCAGCCTGGGCTTTTGAGGAGTGGGCGTGGTTCTATAGGTTTTATTGTTTGCGATGAATGTTTCAAAAGGTGGGTGTTTTACTCTGTTCCTCAGGGTGATTTTTGGGGCGTTTATTTGGTTGTGCCGTTTCGTGTCCTTGCTTTAAGTTCAGTCGATCTGAATGATGCGATAGAATGTCTTATTGATTTCGCTGATATTCGTGACGATAAAACTTGGAGCAGAAATTGGATAAAAACTCATCTGAAGAGGTTGTTAAGAGTTGGAGAGAGGAACTTTTAGGATTTTTGAGGGAAATGGCAGATTTTGGTAATGTTAACGACCCTCATGTAATCCTGAAAAAGCTTTCCGCATTTTCAGCTAGAGCAACATATATGAATAATCTTATTGGATCGTCTAAGAATAGGCAGTTGAGTGAGTTTAAATATGAGGAGATCGTTCCTTTCCTCAAGGAGAACGAGTTCCAGTTTAAAGTTTGGTCAAGAATAGCTTCTATTACCACTTCTGAGTGGGAAATGTCGAAAGGTTAAAGATGGCTGAGGGTTCAGAGCTTGAGTATGATCCAGAGTTTGGGGTCTCATTTATTAATGAGACTGATGTTCCAACTTCTGATATTAAGAGTCAAATTGAGGGCATTCCTGAGGTTGCTGCTCTTCGCCGTTGGGCAATGGGTAATCAGATGGCTTCTCGTCGTAGAACCATTTTTGATCGTGATCGCTATGTTAATCCTGCCAATATTTTTGAGAAGTTTCAGATGGCTCTTCAGGCTATTGAGAATGATGATGCTGTAAGTAACGTAGTTGAGACGACTGAACAGCTGGCTTTTCGTCGCATCGCTATTGAATGCGAGAACGAGGACGAGCAGAATGTTTGGGGTCAGATTGTTGATGATTTAGAGCTTCCTGAGCGTTTCAGGGAGTGTTGGAGGGAGCTTTTCACTATTTCGCAGGTTTATCCGGCTGTTCTTTATAAGAGGAAAAATTTTAAGGTTAAAGGCAAGGGAAGAAAGAGGGAGTTTAGGGATCTGATGGTGCCTATTGGCATTTCCTATCTTGACCCTATGAAGGTTATTCCTGTTGGCAACTTCATGTTCAATCAGGAAAGACTTGTTTATCTTGCTGATCGTCAAGAGGCGCAGGAGTTTGATACTTTAGCTGGCTACAATACTACTGATCTTGTGGTCGATCAGTTAATCGAACGTAAGTATCAGCCTTGGAACGATGGCCCAGATTATGATGCTGGCAGGGATGAGCTTCGTTATCTGACGGAATTAACTGGTCAATCTAGTATTGAGAATAGAATGTATCTGCTTCGCCCCGAGAGTGTGTGGAGAATTACTGCCACCAGGCCGCAGTATCAGCGTTTTGCGTCTGTTCGCATGGAGTCAGTGTTTGAGCTGCTTGACATGAAGAATCTTCTTCGCGAGATGGATCGTTCGTCTATTTTGGGGACAACCAATGCTATTATTTTGATTAAGAAGGGCGACAAGGATCATCCAGCTCGCCCTCAAGAACTTGAGCAGCTCAGTTCACAGGTCCAGATGACTTCAAGGGTTCCGATTATTGTTGGTGATCATAGACTTAATATTGAGATTATCACTCCCAAGATGGATAAGACTCTTGCTCCGGAGCGATATAATGGTATTGATTCTAGAATCACGGCTAGGATGTATCAGATCCTTTCTACTGGCAATTATGCTGCCGGTACTGCTACTGATGACTCAATGAAGCTTTTGAAGGTTATCGCTTCTTCAATGGAGGCCAGAAGGGATGCTATTCGTGATTCGTTCATGATGAAGCTGTTTAGACCAATGTGGATGAAGAACGATCAACTGACGGCTGAGCCGAAGATGCAGTTTTATCCGAGAAGGATCGCTCTTGATTTCGATCCAAATATCGCCAACTTCTTGCAGCAGCTTCGTGATCGTGGAGATATTTCCAGGGACACGATTCTTGCAGAGCTTGATATCATTGAAGAGGAAGAGGCTGTTAAGAGGGCTAGGGAGTCGGAGATGTATGATAAAATTTTCAGTCCTGTTAATGTGCCTTTCTCTTCGCCCAACCCTGTAAATCCGGCTATGCCGCCAGGTTCAACGCCGTCTGGTAATACTACTCCAAATGGCAGCGGTTCTTTTGGCGGAACAAATCCTGATTCCTTTGTTCCAAATCCATCTTCATAAATATGTTATTTTACCGTATATAGTTTAGCTTGTTGATGGGTGGCTAAAATGACTATTGTGGTTGAAAATTCTTCTTCCTTTTTCTTTTCTTGCCCTGTTGAGGTGATTAATGAAGATCGGGATGTTGCATCTAATTGGGCTAGTTCCATCATCAACAAAAATCCGGCTTTCAAATGGATTGTTGGCAAGTATGTTGAGGCTGATAACGCTAACTCTAATGGGCAGTACTGGTCCTTAGAAGATTTAAAACTTTCAAGACCAACTATTCAACATGCGCCTATGAACATGGGTCATCGTCAGCGTTATATTGTTGGAACTTATGCGGCTTCAGAGTTGATGTATCCAATTGAATCTGAGGTTAATGCTTATATTGAGACTGCTTCTGTTTTTTGGAAATACTATTTCCCAGATGAGTTTAAGCTTGTTCAGCAGGCTTATGATTCTGGCTCGCTACATCAGAGCATGGAGTGCGTTGCCGATTCGGTTACTTGCGCTGGTCCGATGGGCTGTGGGGAAACTTTTAGTTACGGTGGTCCAATGTCTGAGGTTTACTGTGATCACATCAAGAATCGTGAGTCATATCGCCAGTTAAATAATCCAGTTTTCCTTGCTGGCGGTTTAATTCTCCCCCCCGATCGTCCTGGCTGGAAGAATGCCTCTATAGACGAGTTTGCGTCTGTTTCTGATGAAGAAATGGAAAGTGTTTATACGCAGGTTGCTGCTGGTTCGCCGCATTTAGGCCCTTGTGAGTGGGAGTCTTTAATGCTTGAGATCATTAGTTACGCTCATCTTGATGAGGTGGAGCGTGATCAACGTCGATCAGGTGCCGTCCGGTCGGTGCTCGACCAGGGCAGTTCTTCACCTTCTGCTTCACATTTAGCTAAGAGAGCTGTACAAAAAATTCGGTATAAGCTTTAATTAAGTTCTTATTTAGACGTTACTTGATGAGGCGTTGAAAGGAATATTATGATTCTGAGAGAATTCCATGATTTACTCTTGGAGCAGAAGCCTGAAACCGCTGACCATGATGAAGATAGTTGCCCATTCTGCAATGAGGACGGCGATGATCATAATCATGGTGACGATAAAGACAATTCAAACGATTACTCCGTTGGAGGGGGTGACATGAAGACTTATACCGAAGATGAGTTTACTGCTGCTGTAACAGAGGCCGTTACCCCTCTTCAGGCCGCGGCTGACGCCAAGGTTGCTGAGCTACAGACTGAGATTGATGACCTTCGTACATCTCAGGCCCGCAGCGAGGTGGAGGGTCAGATTGCTGAACTGCAGGCAGATCTTGACAAAGCCGAAATTCGGGTTGTTGAGGCTGAGCGTAAGTACGATGAACTGGTCGATTATATTGAGGCGACTGCTGCCGCGGCTGAGAGTGCTGCACTGGCTGAGCTTCTTCGTTCAGAGCGTCGTGATGCAGTGAAGGCTGCTGCGCCGTTTAGCGATGATTACATTAATGCCAACCTAGATCGCTGGGTAGCGATGGAGGATGAGGCTTTTGAGGCAGTTATTGAGGACTGGAAGAATGTTTCTTCTTCGACCGCTCAGGTTGAGGAGGCTGCAGAGGTTCCAGCTGAGACTGCTATGTCAAGTGTCCGCAATGAAGACCACGGTGGTTCTGTTGCAGCAAGCGTTTTTGCTGCTCGTAGTCACGGTGTTGACGTTCGTTACCTGTGATTTGAAAAGGAGGGAATAACAATGTCATATGGTCGTAACTTTTCATTCAGATCTACACCTCAGGGTGGAAATCGTGCAGGCCGTTATTACCTAGATGGGTCCGCCACTCTTCCGATTGGTGCTCCTGTTGTTCTGAGCGGCGAGGAAGACTCTTCAACGGGTCGTCTCGGCGTTCAGCTTGCTACTGGCGCTCAGGCTAAGCCTGTTCCAGGCAAGGGTGGTATTCTGGTCTATGAGCACATTCAGCACATTGGGTTAGATCCGTTCCTGTACACCTATTCAGACTTTGATGTGGTCCTCGCTGGCGAGGCTGTTCAGGTCGTCAACGGTGATAGCGTTAAGGTTGCTTTTAAGAATACAACCGCAACTAGCTTCCTCACCCGTTCAAACTATCCTACCGCCCGAGTGATGGTGGCTGGCCTTGGGGCCACTCCCACAGTTGCGGTTGGCGATTTCCTCACTCCAGGTACCGGCAATGATAGTGCTGGCTACTGGGCTGAGACCGCTACTGCTGCTAACGCTTGGCTGGTTGTAACCGCTGTCAATGCTTCAACCGGCGAGGTTGAGGCTCGTGTGAACTTCTGAAAGGGGGGTTAACAATGTCTAGCATTAAACTTTACGGCAAGGAATCAAATCCAGAGCTTGATGCTCTACGTCAGAAGGTTGCTCTTCTGAATGCTGAGGCTCGGGAGAAGTTCGATGATCCGGTGTGGCGTCGTGAGCGCGCTCAAGAGCTGACTGAGACCATTTATGACGGTTTCCAGCATGAGAATCTGCTGTCAATTATGGCCGAGGTCGAGAATCTGCCTTTTGATGGTCGTTCATTCGTGAAGGAAGTTCGTGGTCTTAAGGCTTTCTGGGTTGCTCGTGGTGGCCACATTGAGGCTTCAACTCTGAACGCAGACGTAATGGAGATTACCCGTGATACGGTTGGTTTCCATGTGACTGAGTTTGAGGAGAAGATGGAGACCAATTTCGCTGAGACTTCAGCTACTCTCGTTGATCTTGCAATTCAGCGTCTTGATGCTGCAATCAATCAGCGTGTGTTTGGTCTTTTCCAGGCTGCTATTCCTAGCTCAAGCGCATATTATGTTTCAGGTACTGGTCTGAGCCTTGCAGCTCTTAACAGTGCTCTGACTGCTGTTCGTGACGCTTCTCGCACTCGTGATGTGACCATCGTTGGTCGTCCCACGATGACCGAGCAGATCATGGATGAGCTTCTTGGTGCGAGCTACAATGGTTCTGGTTTCCTTCCAGCCTCTAACGAGGAAATGGTTCAGCGTGGCCTTCTTGGCACTTACCGTGGTGCTTCCATTATTTCTCTAGTCAACTATCTTGACGAGAACGATGATCCTTTCGTTCCAGGCAACGAGCTGTTTGTCATTGCTAATGACGCTTCTAAGTTCGCTTTCTGGGGTGGGATGAAGTCGAAGGAGTACATGGAGGACGACAACTGGTACTGGCATTACATCGGCAAGAAGGACTTTGGTGGCGTTGTTCACCGTCCGGATCGTGTCCGTCGTATCGTGGATACCAGCCTTCCTGCTTGATTTTGAGCTTTTGGAGGGGGTAGGATCGGGGGGAGGCTTTGCCTCCCCCTTTTCCTGTTTTTATGGTTGGTCGTCGGGCTGTATGCTTGACGTTTAGGAGGTTTGTTATGGATACCGATAATCAGGAAACTTGGGCTAATCCCGGTAAGGGCGATGTTTTTGTTTTAACTTTTGATCACACTGGGAAGCTGAAGTCTGTTCCAATTCGTGCAGGTCAGAAGTTAACTTTGACGGTTAAGGAGCGTCAACTGAATCAGGAGCGTGCTTTTTCTGGTGAGGTTGACATGTTTACCAATGGGAGGCTTTCTCCGGTGAGACTTGTTGATAGTGCTGATGATTATGAGGAAATTGCGAGCAATCCAAATCACCTTTCTGAGGGCGATATGGTTGATATTCTGAAGCTCAAGGGTAAGGCTTTTTCTGAGCGTCTTGAGGATATTACGAATGTGATTGCTCTGGAGCGAATGTATGACCTTGCTTCTGATGAGTCGGCATCTGTTTCGATGACTCAGTTTAGGGCTTTAGAGAAGCGTCTTTCTGTTGTTCGTGGCGATTCTGCTGTTGAGATTTCTGAGGTTGAGGTCGTAAAACCAGTCTAGGGTTATCTCAATTTTGGCCCTTTTTTGACGTTGAACGAAAAGGACCAGCTCGGAGGCTGCTATGGCGTCAGTGGATTTAAGCGAACTGATTGCCGATTTGGAGGGGGCCGTAACGGTTCCTGGTGCTGTTTCTCCTTTTGCTGCCTCTAGTGAGACTGAATGGTTGACGAGGTTGCGTAACGCTTTTTGGAGCGCTTACAACGACGGGATCATTGCAAGTTTTACTTGCGATGAGGACGGTATTGTTACTCCCGTAAGCGGTTCTGCTACTTTTACTAGAGATTTGCAGCAGCTTGTTATTATGTATGCTGCTATAAATATCTACCAGAATCAGATTATGCAGCTAAAAACATTGTTTAGAGCTAAGGCCGGTCAGGTTGAATATGAAACTCAGCAGTCTGCTCAGGTTATTAAGTCCCTCTTGGATTCGCTTCTGGCTCAGAGAGCAACCATTCTTCGTCGTCTTTCTGATGGTGGATTTGCTGATTCTTTCTATATTGATGCTATTAGGGCTAGAGATGATTCTTTGAGGTATAATTATATTGATTGGAATGGCTGATGGCTAGGCCAACCGATCCTACTTTTGGGCAGGGTTTTGATCCTGATTTGTTTCGTTCAGCAATCACTTCTGCTATGGAGATGGGGTTGCCTCAGGAAGTTTCTGAGCGTGTAACTTTTTGTTGGACTCCTACGAAAAGTTTCTCTGTAAGCGACCCTGAAGGCAATCCTTATGATTTGTCTGGTACGCCAGATAATACTGTTGAACGCGATCCCGTTCAGGTTCCCGTTTCCATCAACTTCAGCTCTTCTAAGCCTGACGGTACTTCTATTGGTGATTTTGATGAGAATAGAACTACTTTAACTATTCTTGATATTCACTATGATCAGGTTCGTGGTGCTGATAAAGTTTTAATTGATGATGATACTTTTACTATTGATTATGTTGGGCCTCCAACTGGTCTTTTTGAGGTAACTGTTTACACTATTTATTTAGTTTCGGTGGATAAGACATGAGTTATGTTGGTGGCGTTCGGAACAGACTTGTTCGTGATAACTTTAGAAAGATGATTGAGGACAGTCTTTCTGAGCTTGGTTGGTTTGACGCGAACAGAAACCATCTGCCTGTAACTGTGAAGTCTGGTCCTTTTAATACTTCTGAAGAAATTCTTCCAAATGTGGTTGGTGTTTCTGTTGAAGATATTATAACTCAAGAGTTGGAGATGGGTTCTCTTCTTGAGGAGACTAGACATTTTGCCTATGTCGATATTTTTGCTCAGGATGATCCTGTGGGAATGCAGCTTTCTGGGGATATTTTTGATATTATTCGTGGAAAGTTTTCTGCTTTGAGTTCTGCTGGTATTGCTGATGGACGTTTAAGCGTTTACGATCTTTCTCAGGCGACTCCTTCTATTATTTTTTATTGTGATTTAGAGGATCCTGAGATTAATAGAAATAGAAATTGGGAGATGAAGTTCAATAAGTTTTGGTGGATTATTGCCGTTGAGATCGTTGATAACTATACAGATGACAATGATTGATGGTGATTTAAATGGCTACAGTATTTAATACTTTAAATAAGCCCAATGGTCAGCCATTGAGAAATATTGCTGTAAGTGTAACTCTGTCTTGGGACACAGATACGGATGTTTTTGTTACGGATGACTCAAATGAGGTTGCTGTTGATTCTGTTGCAAAAACAAAAACCGATGTTGACGGATATTGGGAAATGGAGTTAACTCCCAATGCTTCACTTTCTCCAACTAATGTTTATAAAGTTATTGAAACCATTGATACAGCAAACGTGAATATATATTATATTGAAGTTACTGATTCAGCCACTCCAAATTTATGGGTTGGCAATCTTGTTGTTGCGAAACCGGCGTGGGAGGCGTGAAGTGAATATTGATCCAGTTAAGTACACGCTTATCGCTTGGCAGGGTAAGACGTTCGAAAAAACTTTCTATCTGAAAGATTCAGATGATAATATCATTCTTTTAGATGGATATACTGGCCGTATGCAAGTTAGGCCATCCATTGAGTCTGAGGAAGTTATTTTTGATCTTGATGAAATTAATGGTGGTATCATCATCAATGATGACGATGGTTCGGTTACTATTTATATTTCTGACGAGGACACGGAGGTTGTTGAGGTAGGGACTTACAAGTATGATTTGGAGCTTGTCTCTGCGGGTGGAAGAGTTTATTGTCCTATTTATGGCTCTTTTAAGGTTAAGGGTGAGGTAACGAGAAGTGCCTAGTTTTATTCAGGGCGATGAGCCAACTATTCTGGTTACCGCAAGTGATGAAGATTCTGCGGTTATTGTTGTCGGGCAGCAAGGTCCGGAGGGTTCGCAAGGCACTACTGGACCCACTGGCCCTCAGGGGCCTACAGGCGCTTTTGGGGCTACCGGATCTACTGGACCCCAAGGCTCCACTGGCGCTGGCGTAACTGGCGCTACAGGCCCGCAGGGTGAAACTGGCGTTACGGGCATTATGGGCGCTACCGGCCCCAGCGGTGCGACCGGAGCGACCGGCGCGTCTGGCGCTTCTGGCGCGTCTGGCGCGTCTGGTGTAATTGGTGCGTCTGGCGCAACAGGGGCTACAGGACCCGCTGGCCCCTCGGGTGGTGGTCAGCGGGCCGAGTCGGTCGCTACCGTCACTGACCCGTTCACTATCACCAGCGAGAGCTTTGTCGTGACCTTGGGCGCTGCGGTCACGATGCCCGACGCCGAGGACAATGCCGGTCAACTCGTCAGCATCGCTGCAGCGGCGCAGACAGTCACGATCACCGCTGCGGGGACCGACACCTTCCTTGGATACGGTGCCACCTACACCCTGAACGCCGGTGAGGCTTCGCAGTGGTTGTCCGTTGAGGTCGGTGGATCGTGGAGCTGGGGTCTGGCAAACCTAGAGAAGCCTGAAGTGACAGAGCCGGGTGAGCGGGCATGGCTTGCCGACGCACTCGGCGACGAGCTGGACACGACGACCGCACCTTGGCTGCGCTGCTTTCCGACTGCGGCCAGCATGGACGGTGACTACGGCGGTGCGTGGCAGATCACGAACGCTGGCAACGCCTCGGGCACTTTGCCTGCCACACCGGACGGCATCGACATTCGGGCCAAGTTCTACCTGCACCGACCCTACGAGGACGACGAGTTGGCGGGCAGCGGACAGGACTGGCCCTACCAGCGGTACCGGGAGATCCTCACACAGACCAAGGCGGCTGCGACTGGCGGCGACCTGACCGAGTGGGCGATCCTCCATCCAGACGACACCTATCCGGGGCTGTCTGAGGGCATCGCTGCGTGGTTCTACGAATCAACCTTGACCGGGGCCGCAGGCGAGGGAGCAGGCTTCTTCCACGACGACGGCAGCCGCCTCATCGGTGTACCGCTCATCGCACGCCTCACGCACGACACCGCCACCGAGACTGTCACCCAATGGCGCTGGGTACCTTACGACACCGGAGCGACCGGCATTGAGCAGACCGCTGACGGCTACTGGTGGGAGCCAGTCAAGTCGGAAACCGACGCTCGGTTCGCCAGCATGGACCCGAACGGCAGCGAAACATGGAAGATCGGCATTCAGAACCGCATGGACGTGGCGTGGATGACAGTCCACGAGTTCGGCGGGGCCAAGATCCTCGACATCCAGCCCTCGCACATCGCCTCTGCGGGCGTCGGTGCGACGAGCTTCACCGATGGCGTCGGCAACACCATCTCCACGACCGACGGCAGCATCGCCATCCCGCAAGGACTGTCGGCAGCGAAGATCACCAGCGGCACGGTCGCCACCGCACGCCTCGGCACCGGCACCGCCAACAGCACGACGTTCCTCCGTGGAGATCAGACCTACCAGAGCATCGCTCGTCCACCGTCGCTGCTCGTGTCAGGCCAATACACGTCAGCTTCATCGGTGTCCACCGGCAACGCCAGTGTCACCAGCAACCGGCTCTACTACCAGCCGATCTTCATTCCTCGGACAGTCACGATCGACCGAATCGGCGTGAATCACGCTGCAACGATCGCTGGGGTAGGCAGCGTGATGCGGCTCGGGATCTACAACGCCACGAATGATCTCCCATCGACCCGCCTGTTGGACGCTGGGACGGTGGATCTGACGACCACTGCTGCCTTGAAGACCATCATCATCAGTCAGCAGCTCACACCGGGCCTCTACTGGCTTGCTGCGGTCGGTCAGATCACGTCTGGCGCTCCGACGTTCAACACCGGCAGTCCGACGTTCAACGTGCCCGATTTGACATCGACGTTCACCGGCGTCAAGTTCGAGGCTGGCGTCACCGGGACGTTGCCAGCAACGGCAACACCGGGCACAGCTAACACCACTCAGCCGCCGCTAGTCTTTCTAAGGGTTGTATAATGAGGATTGAGACTTCAGACGGTCAAGGTAACGTTATCTCGGTAGAAGAGATTGACGGCCCGCCGTTCCCGCCGTTGGATGCCACCGGGGCGCTTGCCACACTGCTCGTCGTTGTAGGCGTTATCGAAATCACCGATGCCGCCAACGCTATTCACGGAGAGCCTTCACATTTAGAACATGAAGCGCAAGCTTGGAGTTTAGGTTAATTAGGATTGGATTACAATGGATAAAACGGGAATTTTGGCGAAGAGGAGGGATCGCGCTATTGCTGCTTTTCTTTCTTTCAAAGAGCGGGAGTGTGACCAGTTTTTACCTTCCGATATTTCCTCTAGACTTCGTAAGAAGTTTTTAGATGATATCAATGATCTTTGTGATATTGCTTTCGATTTAATTGTTGAAGATGCTGTCGTTTGGAATGACGAGTTTATGAATAGACTTGACGATATTTATAGGATAGTTTCCGATTCGGAGTAAATATGGGCATTAACGAAGATTTTCTTAGAATCTTTGGCCGTTTCCCTACTGGCTATGAGCGTGCTTATGGCGGAGCCAGTGTTCGTGGCGTCCCCGCTTTTGGAACTCCTTTTAAGCAGCAACGTCCTCCGTCTTTTCGATTTAATCGACAAACTGAGTCAACGGCTGTTTTAAGTAAGCTTGTTGTTCGTTCTGTTGCTTTACAGATGGCTGAAGCTTCCGAGATTGGCACCGCCATGCTTGTTCGCAAGTATGCTAAAGGCATGTTAAGGAGTGAGTCTAAAAGAAAAGACTTAACTGAAATGCATGAAAGATTAGCTAAAAACGCTCAAAGATCAATTCTTAATAGTTATAAGAGCGGCAAGAAACGTGGTCGGAGTTCGTATAGAATGAATGATACCGGAACTTTAAAAAGATACTCTGGGGGGGCTCTTTCGAAGGCTTTAGAAAATAGAAAACTTTTTATTAGTGATGCTACTGGCATTGGTGGTATCAATATTAGATTGTTGGATTCTCAGGCTAGACAGTGGTATAGATTAAACTTCGGCGCACTTCCTCGTAGTTCTAAGGTTCCCGGTCAGGGCTCTTTTAAATTATTTGGGCAGATCGCTGGAACCAAATTGTCTTTAAGAAAGTATGGTCCATCTAAACCCTTCTTTGTTCCTAATAGCATTAGGACTGTTGGAAAGTCAAGTAAACTTGGCTTAAATGAAACTCCCCCGTTTAGTTCTTGGTCAACTGGTAGTCCAAAAGTCCGTAGAGGGAAAGGATCAAGGTCCCCCGGACCATATATATATGTTTACGGAAAACCAAAACGCGGAAAGTTGGCTGGAACATTCAATTCCGTCTTGTCTAAGGGTATTACTGGAACAAGATTCTTAGATGCTGGAATTCAGTTTATTAATAATAATTATGGCGGCGAATTTACGAAACTTGTCAAATTTTGGGATAAAAAGTCTCGTGGGCGAATTCCGAAAACCATGTCATATAGTTCGTTCGATAAGCAGCGTAGTGATCGTCGTTCATATGATTAGGCTAAATAACTTTCTTTTATTTCCGTTACGAAATTACGCACTAAGCAACTTTAGTGCATAGGATTTTATGCGGAACCACTTTTGGTAGGATAAAACACTAAGAACTATTGGAGGTTCAAAATGGCTATTAAGGCTGGTGCAATTTTAACTGATGTTAACGGGTTTGTGGTTGACCGCATCCAGTCGGGTGGCCCCGGTAACCTTAACATTCCCGAAGAGAAGATTTATGAGCTTGGTAACTGGAACACGGTTGCCACGATTCGTGATATCCCTGATCTTTCGTTCGACCTTGAGTCTTTCGATGTTTTCTCAGAGTTTGAGGCTCTTCTAATTGGCAAGGCTGGCGCTGCCGCTCCTGGGGCTGCCGCTGTTGGCAGTCAGCTTTCAGGTGTTGTTGGCTCTAACGAAATCGATTTTCAGGATCACATTCCAATTGACGTAGTTTCACCGTTCAAGTCACGACGTAACGCATATAACATCGTTAAGGGTGTTGCTGTTCCGTATCTGACTCTTGAGAACGCAACCTACCGTTTTGGTATCGGTCAGAATGCTGCGCAGTCGTTCACTCTTCGCGGCGACTCCATCTACTACACCCCAGGTCAACCTTACTACAATGAGGTAACCTACAGTGGCGCAGCTGGCGCAGTTGCCAGTGCTTTCAATGGTAGAACAGCTCTTCTTTATGAGGAGGATGGCGACAGCATTTACGCTCTGTGTGTTGTTGCTGTGACCGACAATGGTGATTACAAGCGTCTGTTCGTTGGCGACGATTTCACCAACACTTCAACCACGTTAACTATTACTGCTGGTGGCGCCTCTAAGATTGCTGGTCTTGACTACACTTCACTTGGGGCAACTAAGATTCGTGTCATCTATAGCTCCGCAACTACCGGCAGCTACACTCAGACTGGCAACAACCCCTCTGGTAATCCTGTTCACCAGAATACTTCCGTTAAGCCTGCTGCTGTTCGCGCCAAAGATATTGATGTTTACATTGGGACAGCAGCAGCTACCCCAGTGTTCACTCGCTTTACTTCAGTTCAGTCTGCTGAGGTTACTTGGTCAGTGAGTCTTGATCCCGATCAGGAGTTTGGCAACAAGCACTATGTCGGTCAGGATTATGATATTCCTGATGTTAATGGTTCAATTGGTGTCCGTCCTTACAACCCTGCAGACATGTGGGACAAGCTTGCAACCATCACTGGTGTTAGCTCTTCAAATGTTGTTGGTCCGGATTCAGCTATTCCAGTCCCGATGGAGATTCGTATCAACCATCCTGATACTGGTGATCGTGTTAAGACCATTTATGTTCCTGATGCCCGTTTCCAGATTCCTGGTTTCTCAGGTCAGGTTCAGCAGAAACTTGAGACTACGCTTCCGTTTACTTCTGATGGTGGTCTCATGTATGTTTACAATGGTGAGCGTGTCTGATTTTAAATAGTTTTATACTGTTTTGGTTTAGGGGATCGGCTTTAATGCCGGTCCCCTTTTCCGTTATTGTGATAGGTTTTTTTGGGAACACAATATAATTGTGTCATTCTTGGATTTAGGAGATTATATGTCTAATATGGTTAGGAAGCGTCGTCGTCTTACCGATCTTTACATGATTGGTAAGGAGCTTACTTTTAACGACAGCTTTGATGATGATGATGATGGCGAGCCTTCTGGTGAAGATGCTGTTGTTGTTTGGTTAAATAAGCTTTCTCCGATTGAGCAGCGTGATTCTGCCGATCAGGCAACGAAGGCTAGGGCCGGGGTTCTTGCTTTGAAAAATTCTCCCAGCTTAGCCCCCGAGCGTCTTCTTTATGAGGATCAGATTTATGATCTCGGTCTTGACACGAGAGCTTTACAGGTTGAGTTTCTTGCGACTCCTAAAATTCAGGAGGGCGAGCAGTCAAATGAGGAGCGTCTTGCCGCTGAGCCTGAGTGGGCTGATGACCAGTATTTAACCTCTCTTCGTGAGGCTTGGAGTGATAGTCTTTATGAGAAGTGGGTTGAGGATCCTGAGGATCCTGAGGCTAAGAAGGTTTATGACGAACTGAAGCGTTTCACTAACGAGGTAGCTGCAGCTACTGAAGATGAGCGTGAGAATATTCTTGCAGAGTATGAGCATGTTTCAGACGAGGAAATCTTTAAGGATACTGTCGATAAGATTATTGAATCTGAGGCTGACTTTGCTTGGATGAACGAGTTTGCTTGTTGGCAGGTTTTTTATGCTGTGCGCGAGCCTTCTGATCATAAGAGACGCTATTTTGAGTCCCGTGAGGAAGTTGGCTGTCTTGATAACAGGATTCTTTCTGAGATTGTTAGAGAGTATCGTGAGATGACGGTTGATGGTGTCGAGGGAAAAGACTAGCAAGCGATCCGCAATTTTTGCGTATCGTTTCTATTGCTCGTAGTGCGGGCGGTTTGCAGTCTATCTATCCTGAGGGGACTACTGTTGAGAGTGTTCCTCATGATTTCCATTCTGCTGTGGATCATGCTTTGAGAATTTTGTCTTGGCAGGAAAATTTGCCTTCTGATGAGATGCCTCCGCGTTGGATGTGGTGTTTGGATTGGGAAATCGACAAGCATTTTGAGGTTGTGGAATCTAGAAGAAAAACCAAGTATGGGACATCTTCTAATGGTGACGAAGAGTTAGATGATTCCATGTGGGAAGACAATGTTTATGCTGCTAGATTTAAGGATTAGATTGCCGTTATTGAACTAGGTTTTCGCTGAATGAGGACATATGGCTGATCAGTTTTTGATTAACGTCAAGCTTAGGGTTGATGATTCTGATTTGAAGCGTGTTGATCGCGAGAATCAGAAGAGAATTCAGCAGGCCAACAAGTCAGCTGCCCAGTCTAGAACCCCTATTCCTCAGGCACCTAATCAGGCTCAGGTTGCTGCTGCGTTACCTCAGGTGGGGCAGGTTTCAACTATTGTTGCCCGCTATGGGCAGGCTGCTGCTACGGAAATGCAGGTTGTCGCTCAGCAGATGCGTAAGCTGGGCGGGCAGCTACCTGATTTGCAGCGTGCCCAGCAGAGGTATTTGAAGCAGTTTACTTCTTCGATCGAAAATTTTCAGATTTTACCGAGGAATGTTCAAGCTGATATTAGTCGTAGATTTACTCGTGCGTTTGAGAAGACTGCAGCAGAGTTTGAGGCTGCTATTGCGAATGCTGTTCCTTCTCGTCGTAATGCTGTTGTTCGTGATGTTGCTAATTCTAATTATGCTGCTATTGGGGTTCCGCAGCGTGTTGGGATTACGACGCCTGCTCAGATTTCCGGTAATACTACTACTGGTCCTACTTCTGTTGCTAACAAAAATTTAGTTGCTGCTATTAATGCTAGTAGTAAGCAGATTCGTGATGCTACTTCTGTTAACGCTTCTTTGGATAGGGCTTTGGCTGACGCTAAGAGGCGTCAGATTGCGGCGATTAATGCGGCTACTTCAGCGGTAAAAGCGGGTGGCCCTTCGGGGCCGGTTAGGGGTTCTGGGGCGAGCGTTCCTTTTGCTCCTACGGTAACGAGAACTAGTGCTGTTTCTCAGCCTGCTCAAATTCAGCCTTCTGTTCCTATTGTTATCTCTGCTGTTCCTCAGAGGCCCGTAGCGGCTCCTCCTTCGCAGTCTGGCACTTCTTATGTTCCTTTGGTTACGGCTCCAGTTCAGAGTGGGCCTGTTCGTCAGCCTGTTCGTCAGCCTGTTCGTCAGCCTGATGTTATTCCACCTGATGTTTTTATGGGCGGCGGTGGTCGTCGTGGTCGTGGAATTCCTAACGTTGGAACGACTCGTAGACGGCAGGAACGTCAGGCCAGCATGGTGGGTCAGGGTGGTTATGTAAGAAATTTTGTTGGGAATGTGGTTGATCGGTTTAGGGACCGTAATCAGCGTGGGGCTGTTGGTTCTGGGGATGATCCGCTTTATCACGGAACAGCCATTGACCCCAATCTGCCATTCCCAACTCAGATTCAGCCAGCAGCAAAATATGGACGCCCCACAAACTTCGGCGCTTCCGATCCTTCATTTGCCTATCTGACTCCTAACCTCCGTGATGCCCAATACTATGCTGAACTTGTAGCATCAAATCGTGGCGGGTTCCCTTCTGTTTTGCAAGTAAAGCCCACTGGTCCTGTAGAGAAAGATCCTAGTACGGATCCCAATGGAATCCGTAGAGGAAACTTTGACAGTGATTTAAGAACTCGTAGTTCTCTTAAAGTCTTGGGCAAGCTTCCAAATGCTGACGAAGCAGAGTGGCTAGAGTCGAACCAAGAGGCTGCCTATCGACGTAATCGGCAGCAATACCTTGAATTGGAGCGGCGTCTAGGCCAGGGTGGGTTTATCCGTCCGGGGGAGATGCTGGGGGGTGCTCGCGATAGGTTAACTGGCGGTTTTGCTCGTTTGCGTAACCGTTTCCGTCGCCCCCAAACTGTTGCAGCCAATTCCTCTAGCGGAGCGCCCAATCCCTTAGCCGATTTTCTTTCTTATAGTTTCTTGGAATCCCAGATGATCGAGGACCTTACTCCACGCTCGCAGGGTGGGCGCGCTCTAGGACGACGGAACCGTCGTCGTCAAGGGATGCCGTTTGATCGTGATGCGGCGTTACAGAGACAGCTTGAAAGATCGCAATTTGGTGAGATGTATGGGGGACCCCCTCAAGGCGATGGTCGTCCTCCCCCCTCCTTCCTGCGGCGGTTAATCCAACAGTACACCAATCGCGGCCTCACTCCTCCCGTAGACCTGAATCGAATACCATCAACTGGTCCAGGTGCTAGACGTTTCGAGACCAGCCAGTTTGAGAAAAGAATCAAGGCTCGCGTAAGGATGTCTGCTGGAACAGACATCACCGGGGAAACCCAATACGCCAATCTCCCTATGCCATTTTCAAGGGATGGTAGGCTGAGTAGCAACGCTGGCGATATGAGTCGGATACGTCCCGCTATTGGGGCATTAAAAAGGCTTCGGTCTGTTTTCCCTGAAATTCCAATTAATTCTGTTACTTTTGAAGATTTAGGTGGGAAGGGAAGGATTGGCACAGCTAGCACCCGCTGGAAATCGCTTGGTTTTAACGGTTCTTCAAACATAGCATTAGATCCGCTTGCCTTCGGGACTGCGGCGAACCCGTTGTCGTCTGGGCTGGAACGGCGGCTGGTGGGTCCCAAGCTTGCAAATGCTGCTGTCCATGAATGGGGCCATCTTTTAGATAGAGAATCTCAGACAGGTTATCTGAAATCAAGACCAGATTTATCTCCCGGCGGCCGACCGCGCGCACCTTATGTATTTGCTCAAGTTCCAGGATACACAAATGAAATAAATAAGATTATTGAATCTGCTGGGGTTATGCCGAATTTCTTCAGCGAAAAACCTATGGTTGGAGTGGGAACAGGTTATCTTTCTGGTGGTGAGCTTTCTAATATCACTAATCTTCCTGATGATGTTGAAAACATTAGGAGGCTTGCTCTTAGAAATAAGGGAAAAACTCGTGGACAAATTGTTGATCTTTATGGTCAACAGAGAAAATCGATTGGGTTACCTTTTGATGCTAGCTCTGTAAAGGATGAGCTTGATGCAGCTATCAGATCTGGTCAATGGTTTGACCCATCGGGAGGCGGCGCCGGGGAAGTAAAACCTTTTAAATATAAAGATGTTGCAAGAAGAAAATCTGATGACCCTCGTTTTGTTCCCGGATTTAGGGAAAGATATGGTCAACTTACTAAGTCTAGACAAATTTTATCTAAACTTGTTAGTGGATATGGAGCTACTAGCGCAACAGAATTAGTTCCTGAGGCTGTTAGTAGAAGACTTTTTGGCGATCAAGGTTCTTTGGTTGGTAGGATCAGCGATTTTGTTGCCCGTAATGCTGGTATAGATCCTCAGCGGTTATCTAGTTTTAATTCTGCACAGCTTAGAGCCCAGATAAGGGCTGGCTCCACCGATGGTGGTGTTGTTGGGTTGCGTCTTTCTGATTTTGTGAAAAGCAAGGCCGTTAGGGCTAAAGACTTATTAGGGGAACTTAAAGCCCGGAGTAGTTCTCGCAGGCGTTCACTGAAACAAACTGCTGGAGCTTCTGACCAGATCCCTCCCCCAACCCAGCTTGGGGGGAGCATCCCTCCAGCGCTTGGACCTTTAGAGTTGGAGAGGGAAACTCCTTCTACTCGCAGGCAGCGTGAAGCTGAAGAGGCGGCGGCTGAGAGGCGTCGTTTACGCCGAGAGGCTGCGAGACAAAGATTGGAAACTGCTGGAGCTGGAAGCGGTTCTGGTTCCACTGCTATACCTTTAGGTCCGACTCCACCACCACCAACCCCACTAGAGTTGGAGAGGGAAACTCCTTCTACTCGCAGGCAGCGTGAAGCTGAAGAGGCGGCAGCTGAAAGGCGTCGTCAAAGAAGACGTTCTGCTGCTGGTCGTAAAGGCGCTGCTGCTCGGGGTCGTGGTCCTAGCGGTCAACCGATCTCTATGGGTAAAGCTTACGCTCCCGGTGCTGGGGCTGAAGTTAACAAGTATTTAGATGATCTTGGTATCAGCGCTTCTCAGCGAGCACGTTTTTGGGGTGGTAGATCCTACCAGGATCCGTTTGGTGGTCGCGAGTTAAGCGGTCAAGATTTACGTCGCGAAGTTGACCGTCAGGTCGGTAGAGGGGTATTCACTGGTTCTCCAGAAGAGATGGCTGCTTCTCGCACAAGGCAGGGCGGCTATGCAGCTCAAGCTGCTGTTCGTAGAAGAAGGCTTGCTACGGGATCTCAGATCGGTGCTTTGGAAACGAATTTTGGTAATTTGTCTGCAACAAATAAGCAAGTTGATGCTTTGAAACGCAATAATGATCTTGCTGGGTTGCGTAGTTTGGAGCAGAACTTTGGTCGCTTAAAAAGAGAAGCTGAAAAGATTAAAGTTGATGCTATTAGCAGAGGCGATCTTGAGGAAGCTTCTAGGCTTGAAAAGATTTTGGATCGTATTGACAATAGGGTTTCTAGAGTTAGCGATGCCGCCCGTATTGTTCAGGGCAGGGTTAGTCCGACAACGACAACTACTCGTTCCTCTGCCGGTCCTGCCGGTCCTGCCGGTCCTGCCGGTCCTGCCGGTACTGCCGGTCCTGCGGTTCCTCTTACTGTTGCTGATAGAATTAAATCTATTAGGCCCACTGGCTTGTCTTTGACAAAGGGAAATATTGATCAATTTAAAGCGGCTGGTGACGAGGCTGGATTAAGGAGCTTTGAGAGGCAGTTAGGAATTTTGGCTGCTAAGGCTAGATTAATACGTCTTGATGTTGTTGATCCCGCAGATAAAAATCAGTTAGATGCAGTTGAAAGTAAAATTTTAAGATTAATTGCTTTAACTAAGCAAGCTAGAATTAGTGTAAGTACACCTGCTGCTACTGCTGCTGCTGCTCCTGGGGTTTCTGCTTCTGAACGTTTGAAGGCTAGATTTTCAACGATATCATCAAGATATCCGGCAACGGTGGGGAGCATTGACAATTTAGGTAAGTCTGCTTTGCAAGGTGGATCTATTGGGCAACAGGCTGCTGCACAGCTGACTTCTTTGAGGGGGGCGCTTTCAACTTTACTTATTTTAGCTGACAGGATTAAAGTTAATGCTGTTGATGCTAAGGACGAAGCTGAAGTAAACAAGCTGATCGCCAAGTACCAAGCCCTTTACCAGAGGGTTCAGCAGGTTAACAATGCTGTTGCTGCCGGTGGCGGCGTTGGCGGTCGAGCGCGTGGTGGCGCTGGCGGCCGCGGTGGCGCTGGTGGCGCTGGTGGCGCTGGCGGTGGTGGTGGTGGCGGCGCTGGCGGCGCTGGCGGTGCTGGCGCTGGACCAAATAATCTAATTAGTGGTATCCGAGGCTTGGACTCTAATAGCCTTGGCGGCTTCTTCGGCGGTGGCCTTCTTTCCACTTTGCGATACTCTTTGCCGTCAGTGTTGCTTTTTGGGGCAGCAAGCGGTATTTCGCAAAGTATTAGAGAAGCGGAACAGCTTTCCTTCGAGCTAAAAAAGATCGAATCACAGTTTGAAGCAACTTTTGGTGCTTCAGCTCAAGAGAAACTGGATTCGTTTAGAACAACAATTTTGAGTGTCGCTAGAGAAACTGGTTTAAGCGCTGCTGAGATTGGTCAGTTCGGTCAGCAGCTTTCTGCGTTGTACAGCTCTGGCGATATTTCTGTCGGTGAGTTGTCTGGCCTTCCTTTAGCTGAAGCTCAGACTCGTTCTGGCGCTCAGCTTGCTCAAACTGTTGGTTTGCCTTTGCGTGAGATTACGGATGGTTTGACTGCGGCTTCGTTGGCGTTCGGCGCAAGTTTTGAAGAGATTGGCGATATTGCAATTGCTCTTGAGCAGAAGTCTGGTGTGCTAGCTAAGGAAACTATTGCTTTTGTTGGTGATATCGCTCCAGTTGCTCAAGAGGCTGGTTTCTCTATTGAAGAGTTTACTTCTTTGGCTGCTATCGCTCAGCAGCGTTCTGGTCGTTCTGGTGCTGCTCTGGCTGAGCAGTTTGGCCGTATTCTCCCTGCTATCAATCAGAATAGACAGGCGCTGTTAGAACTTGCTGTAACAAATTCTAGTCTTGGGACTCCCGAGTTTGTTAGTGCTATTAATAATTCTGATACTAAAGGTATTCTTTTTGGCATCGGAAAAGCGTTTAATGGGTTAAATAAAGAATCGAAAGATTTTATTATCAATCTTTTGGGTGGACGTAGAGAGGCTGCTGCTTTACTTCCTGCTTTAACTAATCCGGAGCTTCTTGAAAGCTTTACTCAGGCTGCTGAGGATAGTGCTGGATTGCTTGAGGAGAGATTTGCCGCTGTTCAACAGACGTTACGTAACACGTTCCAGCGTTTGGGTGAAACGGTTCGCCAGCTTGGTTTGGAGATTTTAGAATCTGGTTTAGATTCGTTCTTGAGTAGTGTTGCTGATACTTTTAGCGTTATTGCCACTGGTGTTGGTGGGGCTATTAAACTTATTGGAATGTTCAACCAGATTCTTGGTGGTCTTCCTGGCAAAATTTTACTTGCTGCTGTTGCTTGGCGTGTTTTAACTAAGGGATTTGCTCTTGGTAGGGCTGGTGTTGGAGCTTTGCTTCCCGGTTTTGCCGGTTTCGGTGGAAATGCTCGTTCTGGTTTTGGTTTTGGTTCCGCTGCCAGAATGGCGACAGGGAGACTCTCTCCTTTTGAAATGAGAAGATATCAGCAAGGTGCTGCTGTTGTTGGGGCATTGACAGGACGGCCGGTTCCTCCACCCCCACCCCGCCGAGGTACGATGCGTCAAAGATTGGGCCAGCTTGGCGGTTTTGAATCTGCCAGACAGGCTTATGCAACTGGTTCACAAGGTCTTGTTGCCCGAGGATTAACAAACTTGTCTCCACTTTATGGAGCATTGCCAAAACAAACAAGACTTACAGCGAGAGAGGTTTATGGTCAGAGAACTGCTGGAATGCAGCCTTTCAGACAGGTTTTTAGAGCCGGATTACAGCCATTTACGGAAAACTTGAGTGTAAGAGGTTTAGGGGGTGCTGCCGATAATGCAAGAACAAGATTGGGGGCTATTGGGGCTGCAGGTTTACAGGGGGCCAGTAATCTAAGGGCTGGTGCTGGGTCTGCCGCTGGCGCTTTGGCGCGCAATGCTTTGCTTGCCGGTCAGGTAGGTTTGTCTGGTGCTAAAACTGCGGCGATTGGTGCTGCTGCCGGGGCTAAGGCTTTGGGTAGCGGGGTTGCTGGGTTGTTTGGTGGTCCAGCTGGTCTGGCATTTGTAGGTTTAGCTGTTGCATATGGATTGATGCAAGATGGTGTCCGTAAGCAGCAGGAAAAACTTGACGAGTTAAGAGCTTTTGCTGAAGATACGAATACTTCAATTGCAGAACTTCAACAAAAGGCTCAGGATTTAAGAAACAAAGCTAGTGGAGCAAGTTTAGGATCTAGACTTAATGCTTTTATTTTCGGTGGTCCAGCTCCTTTGTCAGAATCCGAATATGCATCTTCTTTGGTTGCAACAAGAGTTGCTCAGGATCTAGATGATGAAGAAGCAAAGATTATTTCAATACTTTCTGAACGGGCTGATGCTGTAAGAACGATCGCTGGAATTAATTTACAGGGAGATTTAAATAATAAACGTAGAATTAGTGGTCTGGGATCTGGTCAGAGAATTCCTTTTGGGTCTGATACAGGCAAACTTGATTTTGTGCCTTATACTACATCTGGACCAAACATTTCAAGTAACCCCTTTGATTTTATTGGAGCAGCTTTAGGTCTAAACTCGGAGCAGGGGGCAAGGGCGGAGGATCTATCTGCGGCAGCAGTTATCGATCCGGTAACTAGAGAGTTTGAGGGCGACTTCGATGTAAAGAAATTTTATCTAAATCGTTTTGGTGATAAAGATGTAGTTAAAAAGCTTGGGGATAACAAAGCTTTTGAATTAGAAAAATTATATGCTGAGAGAGGTGAAGAATTAGCTATAGCCGGTCGGGATACGTTTAATAAGGCAGCAGAGTTGATTGGTGTTCAAACCAATGATCTCTATACAGTCGTTGGTGAGGCTTTCTTTACTGAAAATCCGCTTGCTCGGCTTGAAGAAATTATTGCAAATAAAGAAAATAAGTATGGTGCCGAAATTATAGAACAGGCTACTAAAGCGAGAGACACTATTGTTAGTAAGGGTAAAAATGATCCTCAAGTTAGGGCTATTCTAGAGGCTAATGGTCTTCTTGATATAGCAGCGCAAGAAAGTCTTGCTACTTTAGAAAAGCTTCAGAAAGATCTTGGTCTTGGCAAAATTTCTGAGGCAACTTATCTTAAGGGATTGCAGACGTTAAGAGCGGAAATTGTTAATAAAATAAAAGAAAGTACTGGAGATAAAAAGCTTCTATATGAGCAGCTTTTAACTGTCGATAAAGCAATTAATGAAGCTGTAGCTAGTTTAGCTAAGCAATCTTTAGATTCGCTTGTCAAAATTTTAGATCTGACTCAGACTCCATCTTTGTCAACTTCTCTTCAAAAAGCGGCAGCAATACAGAGAGGTATAAATTCTGGGTTAAAGGGAAATGAATTAAAAGAGGCTGCGTTTAATTTAATTGAAAACCAAAAACAGATAGCTTCACAGTTAATAGAGAGCGCATCTTCAAGTGAGGAAGCTCAAAGAATTGCTAGTACTCCAGTTGAAATACCTTTAGTGGCTAGACAGGCTGCAGTTCGTGGTCAGATTCAGACTTTGATTGGTGATCTTCCTGGATTTGCTGAAGACTGGCAGCGGCTCTTTGGGGAAACTTTTGACGACTTTTTGAATGGAATTGTTGAAGGTCTTTCCACTGGCGCTTTGACCGTGAGTGATGTTGTTGCAATTTTGGAAGAGCGCAAGGCGTCTTTGCAGAGGGGTGGCTATGTAGAAGGCCCTAAGGGTACGAAAAGACTTGATCCAGATAAATATGCGCCTGAAGTTGAAGATATTGATGAAATCATTCGGCAAATCCAGGAAACAGGTCAGCTACCTGGAGATGTTGGTAAGTATTTAAGCCCCACTCAACAAGTTCAGGCTCTTGCGGAAAGAAATTCAGCTGATTCAGTTTTAGCCCAGTCTAGAGCTGGGAGAAATCAACGTAAAAGAGCGGAGATTGCTTTAAATGAAGCTGCTTTAAACTTCGAAAATGCAAAAAAGACTCTACCTAAAGAGTCTAATGAATACAAGAGAATTGAAGCAGCATATAACGAGGCTTATCTAAATGTTGTTGATGCTATTCAGGCAGAGTCAGCTGGTTTATTTAGTGTAGCTAAAGCTATCGCTCAAGTTAATCGTGACCCGATTGCCGCAGCACAAGCCGACCTTGATCAGGCCAAAGCAGATTTTGCGGCGGCTAGTCAAACCGGCGACGTGCAGGGTATGCGAGACGCTGAGAGCAGGCAGATACTTGCTGTAGGGCAGATTAGAGATTCTAGACTTAATCAAACAAAAGTTTTCCTTGAGGCTTTGAAAGCTTCTGCGGGAACTGATCTTCTTGGGCCTTTAAGTAAGGGTCTTTCAAAAGATCCTCTTGATCAAGCCCAGTATGATGTTAATATTGCTAGATATAATTTGGATACTGCGGTTGGTTTTGAGGAAAGAATGCAGGCGGTTATTCAGCTTGCTGGAGCTTTGGAACGTCAAGACCAAGCGATTTTGGATAGGAAGCGCGCCCAGCTTGAGTTGGATAAAGCTTTAATTCAGGATCCCGTTCGACAGGGTGAGCTTGATTTAGCTTTTGCTCGTGAAGTGCTGTCTAGGGCTGACACAGAGTTGGAGAAAATTGAAGCTCAAAAAAATATTATTGATATTCAAAAACAGATTACTGAGGCGATGAATGAGGCTAGGTATGCCCAGTTTAATTTGAGGCAGGCTGAACTTGAGGCTATGGGTGATGATGTTGGGGCTGCTCAGGTGGCTGCTTCTCTTGCTCGTCAACAGCTTGCTGACGCTATTTCTGCGGGTAAGGGTAGTGCTGAAATCGACAATTTGAAGGCTGCTTCTGCGACTGCTGACAAGGCTGCTAGGGATGCTGTTTTCCAGAATCGTCAGGATGATTACAAGTTCCTTCTTGATATGGGTGAAATTACGCAGTCACAGTATGCCGATTATCTTGAAGGCTTGAAGACCACTCTCATCCCTGGAACTAAACAGTTCAGAGATCTTGAGGTTACAATTAAACAGCTTCGAGACGATATAGGTGGTAATCTACAGGCAAACCTCCCAACAAGTCTTCAGCTTCCAACTTTGTATGAGGTGAGAAGGTTGAACCAGATGGGTCAAGGTGCGGCCCCGGGTCAAGGGATAGGTTATCAAGATAACAGGAACGTTGAGGTGACGGTTTACGTCAATAATGGGATGACTGAAGAGCAGGTTGTTGGTACACTCAGTAAGGCGATGAACGTCGGAACAACAGGCTTAGAGTCTCGAAGGTACTAAGGGGAATATCATGCCTAGGATAGCATGGACTTTTTATGATCCTGTAGAGGATGAAACATACAATTGGGAGATCAACCCTAATCAGGGTGGCTATCCTAGTCGAAATAAAAATATTCTTTTTGAGGCTACCGCTGCACCTAACGGTCAGACTGTGGCTCAGGAAGGTAGGGATACCCCTGAAACGTTTTCTTTCTCTGGGGTTATTTTAACTGAGGGCCAGTTTAATACTTTAAACTCTTGGTATGAGAAGCGTAATCAGATTCTCTTAACCGATGATCTTGGCCGACAGTTTTGGATTTATATTAAAACGTTTAATCCGACGCGTCAGCGTTCAGGCAAGTATCCTTGGCGACATGATTATACTATTGATGCGATTATTTTGGATTTTTCGTCATGAAACTTAATTCCAACATTTTTAATACAGTCCGTTCGGGTGTTATGGTTGGGGACACTAAGCCGTGTGGCCGTGTGACGGTTGAGCCTGACTGGTTTTTGCAGTCCACGCCTCCTGTGTGGGATGGTTCGATTCGGGGACCATTCAGATATTATCAAGATTTGTCGAACCCAGGTCTTGAGATTGAGGTGCCGAACATCAAGTCAATCAACATTGAACGTTCCCTTTCTCAAGATATTGCTACCTGCAGTATAGCTATTTACAATCAGTGGCATGACTCTAATGATCCGTCTGCTCCGATTCCGATGTCCCCAGAGCTTGCGACCCAGCTTGGCAAACCCGGATATTTTTGGCCTCAGCGTGGCGAATCCGCTGAATCTCAAGAGTTATGGAATCAAGAACCTGGCCAAGGGGCCTACGAGAAGGATGGAACATATGATCCATCGTTTGATTGGACAAACGTTATTGTTCCCAATGCTTTGATTAGAACATATCAGGGATATGGCGGTTCTGATATTTCTGTGGAACAGGCAGTGAATAACGACAATATTATGCTTACTGGTGTTTGGTTGATCGATAGAATCACAGCTGGCACAGATGGAATTCTGACAGTTGAATGTCGCGATGTTGGCAGGCTCCTGCTAGAGCAGTTGACTTTTCCACCGCTTGTTCCTAATGCCATATATCCATTAGAGTATGTGCCAGCAGGTACATCTATATTCGATTCAACTTTTTCTCCCACCCCAAGGTCTGCTGGTATAAGTCCAGCATCTTTTGGTGAAGCTAGATTATTATACTATAATTCTTCCACAGATGTTCTCCTTGGAGGGTCTAGCGTAAATGGTCCAGGTAATAATACTGGAGTTTTTGGAAATAAGGGCAGCTATGCCTCAGATGGCAATTACGAAACCTTTGCTCTCTCTCCAGCAGTTGAAGAACCAATGGATTCTGATGGATATTTTTGGTGGGAATTTGCCTTAGAGAAACCTGGTGGTTCAGGAAGAAAGATTCAAGGGGTTACATTTCTGCCGTGGGCAGGTGGATACACTGCATATATATCTGTTAAAAGATCCGGTTCTTGGCTCGGAAGCGATTCAGTTCCTGGCGGTCTTAGTCCAAAAACTTACATTAAGAAAATTAATGTTCCATTAAGAATTCCTGATGGAAACGAAAAAGAAATTGATGTTGATTTCGGGCAGCCAGTGGAAGCTGATTATATTAGAATAACGTTAGCTCCTCCAATGTATTATTCTGGACAGGCTGATGGTTCCGGCAATCGGTATCGATGTGGAATTAAAAATATTTATGCTAGAGCTATAGGCGCAAACGCCCCTTCATACAACAGTTTAACAATTGATCAACCTTGGTCTTTTGCTATGGCATCACATCCGGTTAGAGGATACTGGGTATGCGAAAGTAACGGATATGTGCATGGGTTTGGTGACGCAAGCAATTATGATTCTAGTGGTTTTGGTCCTGTAATTTTTGAACAGCCACCTCTTGAACCAGTTTATATTGCAATTGATGGAGTTTGGACAAAAAGATATCTTAATAGAATTCCAGATGGCGCCTATCCTAGCCCTGTGGCTGTTGACATGGCTGCCCATCCTTCTGGTGAAGGATATTGGATTTTAGATAATACCGGACGTGTTTATAACTATGGAATAGCTCAACTTCATTTAGGTTATCATCCTGGATTTAACTCGGCATTTCCTCCATATAACAGACTTCCAGATTGGATTTATTATGTAAAAGTACCTTGGTATGGTGAACTTTTTGCTGGGTTGGCAGTAACAGCAATGTCTATTGCTGCAACCCATACAGGAAATGGATATTGGGTTGTTTATTCGGATGGGTCAGTTAGAGGTTTTGGTGATGCTGTAATTAATGGTAGCTATGTTTGGCAAACTCCAAGAACAGCAGTGACTAATGCAAAGATAAATGAAAGAGTTTCTCTTACCCCAATTTTCTATCACAACCCAGATGGATCACATAATTTCCCTGGTGGCTCTCCGAGAGGAAATGCTGATGTTTTTGGTTTCAGGATTGCTGGCAGGGCTTCAAATGAGGAGATGTACGGATATTACAACAACTCTAGAAGAGGCACGGCGATTGCCGCACACCCTTATAAGACTGGATTTTGGGTTTCAGATGGCTCTGGCCAAGTTTGGGGTTATGGAGATGTTCAATATTATGGTCAATTAGAAAATCGTGTATACAATCAAACTTCTTCAACCTCTTTTAGGCTCGGTGGGTCAGATTTTCCGCATGGGATGTGTGCAACTAAAACAGGAAAAGGTTATTGGTTGTGTTTCGCTTCCGGAAAAATTGCAGCATTTGGGGATGCCGTAGATCAAGGAACTCATGATATCTATTTAAATAATCCAGCTATTGATTTCACAATTCCAGCTGAAAAAAACCAGGACTGGTCATTTTTTAGATATCTTATTTGGGATATAGACAGAGACCCTGATGGAAGCGGTTTTTGGGTCCAAGTCGCTAATGGTGATGTTAAAAGCTACAATAGCAAGGATTGGGGCAGGCCGGGATATTGGGGAAAGTCTGGTTATCGCTGGACTCAGGGCAACTATCAAGAGTACAGTGATATTGTAAAAGATCTTTTGGCTTGGTCTGGTTTTACTTCTTACGATGACTCTGTTGATGAAACCATTAAAAGATGGAATGGCAGCAATGCCGCAGTGCTGAATTCTGGACAAAGTTACACTGTTGGTGACTATACTTTAACTATGGATGCTGGCGGTGACCTAATTTTGCGTGAAGATGCTACTATTGTTTGGCGTTCTAACCAATCTTTTGTTGGAACATATTCTGGAACTGTTGCTGGTTCGCGACTTTTGATGCAAGCTGATGGAAACTTGGTGATCTACACTTCTTCGGGTGTTCCTAAGTTTGATACCGGAACTTTCAACAACCCTGGCTCATATCTAATTTTAAGAGATGATGGGCACCTTTCGGTGGTTTCTCGTGGCGGCTCAGATCTTGTTGTTCTTCATAGGGGGTCACCTAACGCATATGATAGACCTGGAATATATGGCAATGTTGAATCAACGGGAATTTATACTGACAAAAGGATTCCTGGGGATAAGTTTGATAAGAGAACTGTTTTAGATTGCATTAATGAAATAAAGCAGGTTGTTGGATATAACGTTTATGTAGATCAAGATGGTAGAGTCCATTTTGAATCACCAAACTGGTGGAGTGCCGGTAACTTTGACGATGACGGTTTAAGAATATATGTCACATATGACGAAGAAGGTAACTTCACTAGAGTAAACGAGGGCACGGCTGGATCTGAGCCGTTCATTCCTGAGATAAATGAAGCGGTTTCTTTGACAAACTACAGTTCAACACTTGATGGCGACTCTTTAAGGTCGCAGATCATCATCGGATCCGATGTGCCAGATGAAGATAACCCATCCGCTACTTCTTATATTAAATATAATCCAGCTTCTGCTACTGACGAAATTAGACCGGGCGTTCCTGCTTTAAGAAATATTGTTCGTCCAGCTGTTTGGATTGATAATACGTTTACTAATAAAGATGAGCAGCGTATTATGGCAGAGTTAATAAATCTTCAAATTTGGTTTAGTCAAAGAACGGGGTCAATAACATGTGTTGCAAATCCGAATTTTTCTATAAATGATCAGATTAGAATTTTAGAAAGAAATACTAGTGAAACATATATTCACTATATTAGATCTATTTCATCTTCGATGGATTTAGATTCAGGTCAGTATGTTATGAATTTGACAACAAATTGGTTAGGAGATTCTGATAATTGGGTTATTACTGGTTCTAATATATATAATCCAATTAGCAATATTTCTATTTCCGAAAAAGTTGATAGGTGGCAAAAGGTTACTGGTAGAAATCTTGTCTTTACTGGGACGGGAACACGTCAGCCAGTATTTACTGGAAGTTTGGGATCTAAGGTTACGTTATGAGCGATCAATCACCAGATGTTGGCATATCTTTATCGTATGACAATCTCGCAAATCTACCGAATATTTTAAGTCCAAAAGTTTATATAGATTTCACAAACTTGCCTGTAACGGGACTTCCAGCCACCCCACCCAATACTACGGATAGTTTATCTTTCCATGATATTTATAGATTCAATGAACCACTTTTTGGCAGCACTATCGTTGCGCTCACTTGGGACTCTTCTTACGATAAACAACTGCTCTATTTCGAAGAAAATAAAATTGGATTTATGGGAGGCTTCTCATTAACATCACAGGGTTTTTATTGTAAATCATTCTTTACTCCTCCGCTCGATCCTGACATTTGGGAAGTTTCTCTAGCATTCGTAGATTTTTTTATTACAGAGAACGATAGTTATCCTGGCGCTTATCCTGATGGCTATGTTGGAGAGGGGATATGGGCAGTTTTTAGTAGCGAAACCCAAACTATGCAGATAAGATATCTAGACCAAGCTCAAGATGTGCAAGTTCTTGGATCCGCAAAATTCTCTCTTCAAAATACGGCAGGAAATCCAGTAGAAATAGGTTTTCAATGGGATGGATTTAAATCATTCAAAGCATATTATGGCAATAATTCAATAATAGCTAGAAGTGATATATCTGACTCTTTTGGCTCGGGACTATTTTATCCTGTCGCTACCATAGATTCTATCGTGGCACCAGGTCCAGGCCCAATCACTGGGGGTATGGACTCTCTTGAATTTGGATGTTCAATTGGGTTTAATAATACAAATCCGTCCGGCCCAGAGCGTGGTGTAACATTGGGTAATATATCTACTTCTGATTATGTAAATCTTGAAACTGTAGATCAAAATTCGTTTACTTCAACTGTTAGAAGTGTTGGACTGGACCCAGTGTTTACTTTGGATACCTGCCCTCCGGAATACTGTAATCCAGCTGGCGACGTTGAAGAAGGTAGTGTTAGGGTTGGGGTATTTTCAGGGGATGAATTAAAATTTGAGGAGCCTATTTGTGAATACTTGAGGTCCGACTTTTTCGAAGGAGGACTTTACGGTTACTATAGTAATGGTGATAAAATTAGAATTGTAGAATCAAGTTTGGGTGATAAGTATTTGGTATCAAGAAATCTTGATACTGGTCAATTCAATTTTATTCAGGTGATCGATGGTGAAATTGGCAACAATGGAGTTTATCATCAATATGTTCCAGGAGATATGGTCGATTTTGACTGGTTTAATGATAGGCTTTGGATTTGTGGCCAAGATTCGGGATACTCAATTAGGTCTTTTTCGGAAGCATCTGATTATATAAGTGCAGACATTAATATTGCCAACCCTTCTACATGTAACTCAATTGCGTACCATCAGGAAAGCAATTCTTTTTACGCATCTTACCCCGAAGATGATGCGATCATACAGTATGATGCTGATGATGGATCTGTGCTGGATAC